CAATGCTTTAAAGTGTTTCTCTACAAAGTTTCTTCTATAAATGTGCTTAAGTGGCGACGTATCGCTATTATCGCAAGCGCGCTTTCATCATTTATAGTGTTTCTCTATTAAGTACTTCTCTAAACTTGCGAGCGCAAAAATTTACCGAAAAATTTTGGGGTGTATTTCTTCACCTGCAATTTTTTAAACTAGTTGCTATCCTAGTGATGTTTATACTGTACGTCTCAGTCTGGTTACAAGTTTAACGACATTTAGGTCAAGATATTGATCCTACGGGACAAGTATTTGGGAAAATACTTGTGATACGATAATATCACTACTTCTATCAAGTCTGAGTATCGACTATATGTATTACAACATATTAAGCTCCACTGCTTATAAATTTCCAGGCTCTCACCTCCAGAAATTACTAATGATCTTTCAAATTGAAAGGTAGTAGTTATCACCTACATTTTACAATTACCCAAAATGAGAATTTAACGTTTCTCCCCTAACGATCTACCAGTTTTAAGACATGCGATATTTGGTCTAATTACTAACTTATTTATCCTCCAGCAGTATTAGAGGTTCTAACAGTTTAATGACATGCGAAATTTGGTCAAAAATCAAGTTTAGACAGCTAGAAAACTGATTTCTGCAATCAGAGTATCAGTTCCAGTTGAAAAGGTATCGCTAACTACCAAAGTAATTGCGTCTGTTCCATTGCATGAAATGTAACCTTGAACACTTTGTGTCACAACGGTTTGTGATGCTGCCGTGAAAGTGTTGTTGGCGGTAGAACCTGTACTTATTGCTGTACCGTTCTTTTTAATCGCCAAATTGCAAATGGTGGCACTTCCGGAAAAAGTTCTACGTACTTGTCCATAAACTAAATAATTACCCACAGCTGGTACAAAACTCCCTGCTGTGTTTACTATATTCAGACCATTTGTTGTAACTGTTGCAAGTTGAACATTATAATCAACTGTTGATGTGGCAGTTTCACCACTTGAATTAAATAAGCTAACTTGATTATTAATGGGTGCTCCTAAGGCACTCTCCAAAACGGGAACTGAACATGTAACAGAGTATCGAACATGTAGTTCTCCTAAAGCTCCTGTTCCAATAATTCCATTTGTAGATACGTATAGATTACCAATATCATAAGTTTTTATATCTGAACCTCCTGGCAAACCACCAGGGCGAATGTAAAAACCATTTGTCATTCTTTGCAACATATGCGTAGGAATGGTTAAGGAAATATTTTCACAAGGCATACCATCCGCATGTGGATCGGTATCTTCTACTGCTTGTTTCGTAGTAGGTGGACCATCTGATGCATCAGCATCAAACGATAAAATAACTTTGCCAGCTACTCCATTTGCGGCGAATTCTGAAACTTCCCGCTTGTAATAAAATTGTAAGTAGTTAAAATGATATTTCTCAAAGTTATTTTTGACAACGCCTGCGCCCCATGGAAAGGTTCCGGCTTGTCCAATATTTACTGGATATGCAGTTGTTTGAAAATTTGCTGTTGTTCCAGTTGCAGAAACTTCTCCAATATATTCATCTTCAGTAATTGTCATGCTTTGACGATTTGTTGTTACATTATTATTTCTGCTAATTGATGTTAATGGCCTTCGATTTATTCGAGGAGGTCTTATATTAACTCTATTTCGTCTAACGAGGGCATTATTGTTTCCTCCTCGTGGACGCCTAGATTGTCTAGGTTTTCTTTGTTTACGTGTAGCTTTCGCGCCTTTCCCACGTCTAGTCCGGCTTTTCTTAGGGACGTTACCATTGGTATTCATCTTTTTATTTGGCTTGATTAATCTTTCTCTATATTCCAAACTTTGAGGGTATAATACTTCCTCCCCTAAGAATAGTTTTCCAAGTTTACGATCATCTAGTATGCCGGCTTTCGCTTGGATCCAATCAAGGTCTTCTGAGCTAACCTTGTCAAATTTATTTATTAACCAGTCTATAAACTGTCTACAAAATCTCCTAAATTGAGAGTCTGACCATCCCACTTGTAAAAGTGCTGCTGTCCGGAGTAATGTAAATGCTGGTGATTGTTGTTTTGTTTCACTGTACAAAAGACTTGTCATCAATTTTGCACGATCATATACAGGTATTGCTTTTCCTTGATAGAAAATAGTTTTGGCGGAGAGGAAATCTAATTCTTTTGCTTCTCGTGGCAACAAACTATCTGTAGTTGTTGTTACACCAATTTCTTTCCAAGTACTAATCACTGTTTTTGCATTGTAGAAAGTATGACCCCAATCACTAACGGTCCAAGTGTTGTCATCCCCGACAAGAATCTTTGCAGTATTTGCCTCAAATTCTAAATATTTGGGTTCGGGGGAAAGCATAATCCATGCATATGCTAATAAACAATACAAAATAAGAGTATTATCATTAATTGTATTGCAAGAACCTGAGGGGTTTCCTGTTAATTTCAGTACTAACACTCCATCAGGTGTAATAATAAGTGAATTTACCAGATTACGATAGTAATGCTGGATACGACGTAAATTCTCTTTTGTTTGGTCTTCTTGTCTTAACATGGAAAAACGGAGTTTTGCGCAACCCCACATCATGTAAGCTCTTAAAGATGAATCATACTCAGATTCATCCAACGCATAACCATTCCGAAAAATCTTTAATTTCTGATAGAGTTGATCCCAATTACCTTTCAAGGGACTCATTCCAACTCCAGATGATGATTTCAAATAGGATTCATTCATCTTTTC